TCGTCGGTCCCGGCGCGGTGTGGCCCATGTTGGACAAGCAGACCGTCGCCGAGAACGTCTGGCTGGAAGTGGACGTGGGCGCCAACGGCCCGCCCGACCGGCAGCAGGACGTGCAGATGCTGACCCAGCTGGTGCCCCTATTGCAGCGCATCCCGGGGATTAACCCGGAGTGGTTGGCCCGGCAGTTGATCAACCGGATGGGCGACAGCCTCGACCTCAGCGAGGCGTTCTCCGAGGGGGTTCCTAGCATGGAAGCCTTGAACCAGCTGATGGGGCGCCCGCCAGCCCCGCCCGCCGGCCCCGAGGGGGGACCGGCGGGCGAGGGTGGCCCCGAGGGGGCCGGCCGCGGCCCTCCCCGGCCGCCTGACCCCGGCGCCGATCCTAACGCCCAGGGACCAGCAGGCGCCACCAACGCGATGACCGGTCCCGGGACCGCGGGATCACTGGGACCGCGGGTGCCGCCGCTTCAGGTTTACGGCCGCAACGGCAACCGCCCCGGCCTGGGCGGCGGCATGCCGCGTGGTGCTACCAGCAACCCGGGGTTCCCGACGCCATGATCCTGCTGACCGCTGCCTTGGTCCTGGTGCTGTTGCACCGGGCCGATGGCGGTCAGGTTCACGTCGCTGCGGGGCAGGTCACGTCGCTGCACGATAGGCCGGAGATTGGGGTGCGAGTGGTCAATCGCGCGGCGAAGTGCGTGATCTGGCTGGCTGACGGCAAGGTGCTGGCGGTGCTGGAGCCGTGCGACGTGGTCCGGAAATTGTTGGCCGAGGCGGACACCCCATAGCTTGTGTCCTGCACAGGACAAAACCCTAGACATGCACCCTACAAACGCCCATAAGCTCTTGCCGAAACACAAGGATCGGCAAGACCTTGTCGGACGACAACTCGACCTCAGACGTAGCGGCGCCCTCGTCAGGCGCACCCGAACCTTCAGCCCCGGCGCAGCCATCGCCGGCGCCCGACAGTAATGCGCCGCCGTCAAGCGCACCCGACGTAACATCGCCATCGTCAGGCGACAGCCGCCAGTCAGACCGTGAAGGCCTGCTTGCCGCAGTCCAGAAGGTCGTGGAGACCAGGCCCGAGAAATCGGCCCTCCCCTCGGACGCTACCGACGCGGAGACCGACACCCAGGACCAGACCTCCCAGGACCAGGCAGCGGCTACGGGCGAGGGGACACCCCCGCCGGATGCCAAACCACCTGAACTCGCCGACCCGACCGAGGCCGATCTCAAAAAGCTCCGGCCGGAAACCCGGCGGCGTTTCGAGCAACTGCTATCGCAGCGCAACGAGGCTCGCCAGAGCTTCGAGGCAGTACAGCCGGAGCTGGAACAGCACCGGCAGTTGCAGGGCTATCTTCAGCAGCACCAGTTGGCACCGGAAGATGTCAACCAGCTTCTGGGGGTGGGTGCCGCCCTGCGGCGCGGCGATTACAAGGGCTTTCTCGACGGTGTCACGCCTTATGTGCTCGCCGCCCAGGAAGTCTTGGGTCTGCGTATTAGCCCCGATCTGCAAACCCAGGTCGACGAAGGGCTGATCGACGACGCAACCGCTCGCGAGCTGACGCGCACGCGGCACCGCGCCGCGCAAGCGGAAGCCCGGCTCAACGACGCCCAGCAGGTGGCGACCCAAACCCAGCAGACGCAGCAAGTGGATCATATCCGCAACGCTGTCGACACCTGGGAAGCCGGCATCCAGCGGACGGACCCCGACTACGCCCAAATGTCGGGTGCTGTTCGTCGGTTTGCCCAAGGACTTCTGCAGGAACGGGGGCTTCCCCAGAACCAGCAGCAAGCCGTGGCGCTGGTGCAAGCGGCGTATGACGAAGCCAAAGCGGTGTTCCGCCGAGCGCAACCCGCGCCGCGGCCGACCCGCCCCTCTCCGTCCAGCATCCATGTCGCAACCGGCACGTCCGCTGGCGCCAACCCACGCAACATGAAGGAAGCCGTGGTGATGGCGCTCGCAAACATGCGGCGGGCCTCCTGATGTGGATAAACCGCGATGGCGTTTACAGCTGGAGAAGTCACCAACATCGCTAATGCCGCCCTCGACTATTACTACAACAAGGGCGACACCTTTAAGCAGTCGATCCAGTCCAAGCCCTTACTGCGTCTTATGGAAGGCTCGGCCAAGTCTTTCCCGAGCGGCAAGGGTAGCATCAGCCTTGGGGTCAAAGGCACTTACGGCGCCGGCGGCACCAACGACAAGGTGGTCGGGTACACCCACAACGACACCGTGTCGTTCTACACCCCCGCCAACATCCAGCGGGCGAACTACCCCTGGCGCGAGCACCATATCGGCCTGACGCTCACCCACACCGAGCTGAAGATCGACGGTATCTCCGTCACCGACGAAGAGGGCAACGGCGAGACCCTGTCGAACCACAGCGACCGGGATGTCACCGTTCTCGTCAACCTCCTGCAGGACAAGCTGGAGGACTTCGGCGAGCAATACGCGAGAACGATGAACGCCCTGCTGTGGGGCGACGGGGTGGCCGACGCCAAGGCGCTCGCGGGCATCCAGTCGATCATCGCGGCGATCCCCAACGCCGGCACCCTCGGCGGCATCGCCCGGAGCACCAACACCTGGTGGCAGAACCGGGCAGCGACGGCGGCCTTTGGCGGCGCCGGCGGGCGTGGCGCGGTGACCTCCAATGCGGCCAACGGCGGCGCGCTCCTGCAGTTTCTGCAGAACGAGTACCGCCAGCTGATCCGCTACGGCGGCCGGCCGACCAAATGTCTCGCCGGATCGGCCTTTATCAACGCGATGGAGATCGAGCTGCGGGCCAACGGCAACTACTCGATGACCGGCTTCGCCGGGACCCAGGACGGCAGCATGGGCCAGCTGAAGTTCATGGGGACGACCATCGAGTACGATCCGACACTCGACGATCTCGGCTTCACCAAGCGGGCCTACTGGTGGGACCCGCGGCACATCTATTTGATGAAGATGGATGGCGAGTGGGACCACAAGTTCACCCCCTCGCGGCCCTACAACCAGTTCGTCGTCTACAAGTCGATGACCCACACGGGTCAGATGGTTGCGCAACAGGTGAACTCGGCTCTTGTAGTCGAGATCGCCTAACGGCGCGCGGGGACCAGTCTTCCAGTTCCCCTGGCTGGTCCCCGTTTCGTTTCAGATGATCGGATGATCAGGATAATCCGATCATCCTTGTTGACAGGAGGTTTTATGCCCAGCGTTTCCAAAGCCCAGTCTCGCCTGATGCACGGTGTCGCCTCGGGCTCGATCAAGGGCTCCGACGTGCCCAAGAAGGTCGCCAAGGAGTACGTCGCGGCCGACAAAGGCAAGAGCCAGGCGAAGTTACCGCAGCGCAAAGCCGCGCCGCGAGGGAGATAGTTCATGCCGGCGTTTCATCTTCTGCGCTGCCTGATCGCGCTGGGCGGCGGCTCGCAGCCCGATACGGTGGTCTACCGGGACCGCACCCGCCCGATCGTCTTCCCCGAGCTGCCGATCCTGCAGTTCATGCACGGCGAGGAGGCGGTCACCGAGATCCATGTGGTCGGCCAGTGGGACACGACCAACGAAGAGGTCCTGCAGCGGCTGCAGACGCTTTACGAGCCGGATGTCATCAAAGAGGTCTTCCCGGGGGCGCGCCCGCGACTGCCGCTGTCGGACCCCTCGATCCCGAAATGCACGCTGCCGGTCTACAAGCCGCGCTCGCCGCGCCCGGCCAACCCGGACCCGACCTTGCGACCGCTCGACCAGTTCACCGTCTCCGACCGCCCGGTGGTGGAGGCGCCGCCTTTAGCCGAGGAAGACGACCCGACCCCGGACGAGATCGCGGCCCACGCCCAGGACGATGAAGAGATCGAGGACATGGGTCTCGACAACCCGATGCCCGAGCCCGGGGACCTGCCGCATGTCGTGCGGGATACGATGGGCCGCGGCTCGTCCCGGCGTGCCATCGCAGCGCGGGCGCCCTCGACCTTGCCGGATGTCAACGCCGGCGGCAGCCACAGCCCCACTTTTGTCGACACCAGCCAAGGGGTGCCTCGCTGATGGGTAACCAGCTTCGCTACAGGCGGCATCGACTGCGGCACTGGCTGTGCAGTCAACCGGTCTGGTGGGGTCATGAGCTTTGGGTTGGGGCGCAATGCGTGATCTGCGGTGAGGTTACCAGTGCAGGTAAAACGAGAGTGCGCCGCTGATGGCCGGGCGCCAGCTGCGGGACATGTTGACCGATCTCCGCGCCGAGATCGGTCACTCGACCAACGTCGCGCATGGCATTAACGACCGCGATACCCTGCTGTACTACCTCAACCGCACGCAGGTTCAGCTGTACCAGGACTATGACTGGCCGCAGTTGATGAGTTACCGCACGATCCCGATCGTGGAGGGCCAGAGTAACTACCCCTTCCCGGTCGACCTGGCGTTTGACGATGTTACGCAGATGTGGGCCAACCAGGACACCCGATGGTCTTTGCTGACCTACGGGATTGGTCCCGAACAGTGGTCCCAGATCCCCGCCACGAGCCAGCAGTGGCCGCTCCGGTGGATGTACCAGCCAGACGACGGCACCTTTGAGCTGTGGCCGACCCCAGATGCCACGGCGAGCAATCTGGTCCTGTACGGCACCAAGACCGTCACGACGATGGTCGACGACAGCGATCTCTCGACCCTGCCCGACAACCTGATCGTGCTCTTCAGCGCGGTCGAGATCCTGCAGCGCGACGACGCCAAGGACGCCGCGCTCAAGCTCAACAAGGCCAACGAGGCGATGCGCCGCCACCGGGTGCGACAGGGCTCGCACAAACGGGTGCGCGCAATGGCGATCGGCGCCGGTGGCGGCGACGCGCAGGCGCGGCACCATTACCCGCCAGCGATCGGCCTCGATTACGTCCCACCGGGCTATGGTAGCGGTCCTGGCAGCTGATGCCCGGCAAAGTCTTCTCTGTCACCGACTTCAAAGCCGGGCTCGACGTTCGCAAGACCCCGCTGACCGCCCCCGGCGGCTCGCTCCGTATCCTGGAGAACGCTGTCCTCAACCAGGGCGGCGAGATCGAGAAGCGCCAGGCTTTCGTCTACATGACCGGGATCGCGCCGCCGATGCCGGCGGGGCTGATGAACTACATGATCGGCCACGCCGGCGCCTTGCACGTTTTCGGCGAGCATCGCGAAGGCGCCGTCATACCCCCCGGCAATCTGCCGGTGCCGATCGTCTATCACGCCCTGGCCGACCCGCCGGGCGTTACCGAGCTCGTTGAAATCCTCGATGTCGAGCCGTTCGACGACAAGTTCTTTGTCTGCGCCCAGACCGCGGACGGGGCGACCTGCTGTTATTACGACGGGTTTCTCGTCACCGAAGGCGCCGGTGGCGTCGGCGGTTTCAGTTCGGGCACCTACGCCCGCACCTGGAAGTCCAAGATGTACCGGATCGACGGGAAATACCTGCGGTTCTCCGGGATCAACAACCCGGCGCAGAACGACCCCTCGTCGGTGACCGAGCCCGGCGCGGGTTTTATCAACCTGGCCCTCAACGACCCCGATGGCGAGCAGGCGCTCGCAATGGAAGTCTTCTACCAGTCGATGGCGGTGATGGCGCGGCTGCAGACCCAGGTCTGGACGCTCGACCCGGACCCGACCAAAGACACCCTGGCGCAACTCCTGCGACAGGGCGTCATCAGCCCGCGCTCGGTAGTGCAGTTCGGCACCGGCGATGTGCTTTTTCTTTCCGATAGCGGCGTGCGGTCCCTCAAGGCGCAAACCGCGTTCAGTCTCGCCGCCAGCGTCAGCGACGTAGGGTCGGCGATCGACCTCATGCTGATCCCGGTCATCCGCACCAACTCGACTGCGGTGCAGAAGGCGGAAGCGGTGGTGCAGCCGATCCAGGGCCGTTACTGGCTGGTGATCGACGACACGATCTACGTCCTCTCATACTTCCCGGCCGGGCAAATCACGGCCTGGAGTACGATGAAACCGGGCTTCGTCGTGCGGAACTTCGCGGTGGTCAACAACACCGTCTACTGCCTCGATATGGCCGGTAACATTTACCTCTACGGTGGTGTCACTCAGAACGAGTACGACAGCTGCAAGGTCACCATCCGCACGCCGCATCTCTCGGCCGACAACCCGACCGAAAACAAGCGCATCAAGAGTGTCGATGTGATGTGCCAGGGTCAGTG